GACTTGGTCCTAATGGCAGTAACATGATCAGTCCTCGTCACTCTGAAAATTTTCATATGCATTTAGCTGCACAAGACACAGATGCCATCAAATTTGCATTTAGTAGTGGCAATATTAAGTCAGGCGAGATCACCATGTTCGGCATAGTTAATTCATAAGGAAACAATATGGCAGGTTATATCGGTGGTAAGGTAGCAGTATCATCTCCACAACAGATAGAAACTAAGCACACAATCACGGCAACAGCCAACCAGACCAGTATCCCCAATATTGGTTATACTGTCGGTGCTGTGCATGTGTACCAGAACGGTGTACGCTTAATTGATGGCACAGACTTTACTGCGACTAATGGCTCTACTGTTACCTTAGAAACTGGTGCTACTGAAGGTGATCAAATTGTTATTGTGAGCCACGGTAGTTTTGAAACAGGTGATGTAGTAAGTAAAGCATCTGGTGGTACGTTTGCTGCAGCTATGAATTATCCCGGTGGTGCAGTTACTGGTGATGTAGCTTTTGGAGATAGCAATAAAATATTAATGGGTGCTGGCTCTGACCTTCAGATTTATCACAATGGGTCAGATTCTTATGTAGATGATGCTGGGACTGGCGCTTTAATTCTACGTGGAAACACCAATGTTACTATAGGCAAATACACTGGCGAAACTATGGGCTTTTTTGAAGCTGATGGTGCAGTTTTTCTATATCACAACAATGCAATTAAGATTCAGACCACCAGCACAGGCATAGATGTTACAGGTGCAATTACAGTAGGTGGTGCAGCTTTAGGCAGTGGAGGTATGGACTTCCTTGCTTCTAGTGGGGCCATTAGTGATGGTACAGCTAGTGTAATTTTCAATCAATTTGACGCAAGCAAATATGATTATTATATATTTAATGTACTAGCTGTTGTGCCAGTGACGGATAATGTACAATTTTTAATGCAGTTGTCTGCTGACGGGACAAATTATGATAGTACCAATGGCAATTATCACGAAGGTACTACAGATAAGACTGGGTTGAGAGTATCTGCTAATAATGTTGCAGGTGCTTCTGGTGAAGTAAATGGCATTAGTGCTGTAACAAAACTTTATAATGTAAGCAGCACTGCAGCAAAGACAGTTTTAGAGGGCAAGGGAACATATCAAGACACAGACGGTAAAATAATATCTATGACGGGCGTTTCAAACTATGAAGCATCTGCGGCTGCTCATACTGCTGTAAAATTTTTATTTACCAGTGGCAACATAGAGTCAGGTGAAATTACCATGTTCGGCGTAGTAAACTCATAAGAAACTAACACAACAACAAAGGAGGCAGTAATGCCAAGATACCATAATATTAACGGAGAAAACGTACAGTTCACAGCAGCAGAAGAAACTGCCCGTGATGCTGAAGAACAAACATGGGCTGACGGTGCAGACACACGTGCTGCTGTAGCTGTTCGTGAAGAACGTGATGCTAAATTAGCATCGACAGATTGGATGGCTTCAAGCGATCTGACGATCTCTGACGGTTGGAAATCGTATCGTGCTGCACTGCGCTCTGTGCCGCAACAATCAGGCTTTCCAAATTCAATTTCATGGCCTTCGCAGCCTAGTTAAGAGGCTTAAATGACTAAAGCTAGAGATACAGCAAACCTAACTGGTAGTGGTGTAACACTGCCTTTATTAGACATTGATGCAGGTACAGATATCGGCGCTGCTCTGGTAGATGCTGACCTTATGATCGTTGACGATGGGGCTGGAGGTACTAACCGCAAGGCTACAATGACTAGGTTATCTACTTATATGGCTACTAAGATTGGTGGTGGACTAGAGTTTATATCTTCTGTTGATGTTAGTGCTGTTACAAATATTGCATTTACTGGATTTGATTCTAGTAAATATGACAGTTATATGTTTAATTTTGCACACATCACACCCGGTACTGATGGTGCAATTTTTATCTTACGCACTAGCACTGATGGTGGGTCTAATTATGATTCGGGTTCGGCAAACTACTTTTATAGTTTGCAAAGAGGTAGGGGTGGAGCAAACAGCACTGCACGTACAGACTCTACAGATGGTGCTACTACATATGTTAGTTTAACAGGCGATGCTGGCATTGCTAGTAGCCCTGAAGCACTTGTAGCTATATCAGGAACAGTAGAGTTATATTTTCCTCATCTTGCTGAATATACTGTAGGGTATGTAAGAACGTACTACGTAGATAGTGCTGGAAATTTAACTGCTGTATTTGGGGGCTTTAATAGGAGCGCACAGTCAGATGTAGATGCAGTTCAATTTGGTATGTCTAGTGGTGATTTTGCAGCAGGTGGCACAATTACTATGTACGGTATGGTTAATTCATAAGGAAAAACAATGTCAGGATATATCGGCGCAATACCCACTCCACAGGCTACACAAAGCCGGGACGTATATACTGCCACATCAAATCAAACGACCTTCACTACCCAAGGCTACACGCCTAATTTCGTATCGGTTTATCTGAACGGGGTGCATCTGGCACGGGCTGATTTCACAGCCACGAATGGGTCAGATGTTGTGTTGGCTTCCGGGGCCACTGCAGATGATGTAGTAGAGATTGTGTCTTTTGGTACATTCCAATCAGCAGATGCGCTGCCCTTAACTGGCGGCACACTTACTGGTGATCTTATTGTACCTGATGGTGATCTAATCTTGGGTAGCACTGCTGTGACAGCTACCGCTGGTGAGATTAATCTAATTGATGGCGGGACTGCACGTGGTACTACAGCCGTAGCTGATGGAGATGGTTTTCTTACCAATGATGGTGGGACCATGAGGATGACTAAGGTTGATACTTTAGCTACTTATATGGGTACTAAGATCACTGGTGGTAGTAAGGTTTTTATTGCTTCTACGGGTGTATTATCTAATGCAGCTTCTGTTAGTTTCACCCAGTTTGATGCTAGTAAATTTGATCATTACGATTTTATGTTTCAATATGTTGTACCTGCAACTGATGCTGCAACAATGTTTGGTCACGCCTCTATAGATAGTGGTTCAAACTACGATACTACTAATGGTAATTATCACCGCAGTGGTGCTACTGATGCTATTGGTTATCAGCTTACTGAAGGTACACTTGGCAATGCCTCTGGTGAGGAGTATGGTCTTTCTGGTACATTTCATCTTTATGGGCCGCACCTTCAATTTTTTACTTATGGAATAATGGGCATGGCGGTACATATGAACGCCAGCAGTGGTGTGGTTTCCTCAACCAATGCACAACAACGAGTTGCTACCGCCCACCTTTCAGCTAACGATGTAGATGCAATACAGTTTAAATTTGACAGTGGAAACATAACGTCAGGCGAGATCGTAATGTACGGCATAGCAAACGGAACATAATTTATGGATATTAACTGGACAGTAGTAACAATCGTAGGTGCATAAACCCTTGCTTTATCTATCTATGTGGTATAATATTACCCCATAGCAACAATTAAAAATCCCCACACATATGAATAACTTATACCTGCTTCATCCTGCAGATGTACTGGCCCAATGGCCCATAATAAAACCACATATAGATAGCGCATTGGCCCACGGAGTGGGCGAAATGACTACCTTCCAACTATTCCAAAAAGCGATGTCTGGTGAGGTTAATATCTGGGTTTATCTGGATGAAAATACGCAGATTACCGCCGCTCTAAGCACCAGATTTCTACAGTACGAGAACCGCAAATCTTTGCAAATAATGACTTGCGGCGGTGCAGTAGAAGATTGGGATATCTGGCTAGATCACAATTACGTTTTTGAGAATTTCTGTAAGAACAACGGCTGCTCATCCATACAAATTTGGGGCCGCAAAGGATGGGGCCGCAAGCTGGCTCAAGTAACTAGCCAGACAGGCAAATCCTACAAGCCCCTATATCACGTATTCGACATGGAGATCGACAAATGACATTAACTAATCCGGTTGGTATTGAGCGTTACCTGCACCCACGGCGATCTGGCATGATCGTATTTAAAGGCGGCGGCGGTGCAGCGCCTGCTCCAATCCAAATCGTACCTCCTACTGTGGTCGATGGTGGGTTATCGGATGAGCAATACAACAAGTTGATGGGAGGGATTGGTTCACCTACCGTGATAGGCGAAGAGGGTACTGACCCTACAGCAGCAACCGGGCTGTACAATGAAGCTGCCACAATCGGAACCAACCTAGATACCGGTTTTACTGGAGTGAATACCGGTATTGCTGATCTTTCTACAGGTATCACTGGCGTAAACAC